TGGGCGAATCAACGTCAGAATCTTCTGAAGCCGTTGTTTTAAATCAGGAATACGAACGATACGAAACAGCCGTCATCGATTTTGATGGAAATTTGAAAGTAATCCCGCTCCGTCGGGGTCTTGGAAACACGGCTTTTATCGATACTCTGAGTTTTACATTCAAGGAAAAATCGGTTGTCGGCTTCGCGCCTGAATTGTTTGCGATGGGTATCCCCTCTCCAGTAACTGATTTAGATGTGATGAAGAACTGGTCTGAAATTGCAGAATGGATTTTCGGATTTGGTATTAGCTCCCCTGCTCCCGTTGGGAAAGGTCGGTTTTATGACGAACGATGGGAAATGTCGGTTGAAGGCGTTCTGTATGGTCAAGCCTACATTGGCGGTCAGAATGGCACGATTCTGATTGAGCTGACTGGTAAGGGTTGTACGGCTGCTAAAGATGGCTGGGAGCAGCGTTTATATCAATTTCTTAATGGCCATGCATATAGTCCAAGAATTACCCGTTGCGACGTGGCCAAAGACTTTTACAACGAAGAAATAAGTCCTGATTCAGCTTGGCAATCTTATCAGAATGGCGAATTTGATAAGCGGGGTAAGCGTCCGTTGGTGGCGCAAATCGGTTCTGATTGGTTGAACGGAACGCACAATGGAAAGACGCTCGGTGTCGGCTCTAAAAATTCGTCCTGCTACTGCCGAATCTACGATAAAGCAAAAGAACAAGGTGATACATCGGATTTATTTTGGACACGTTTTGAACTTCAGTTTATGGGCAAAAACTGTCTGATACCGCTGGATGTCTTGTTGCAGCCCGGTCAGTTTTGGGGTGGTGCTTTTCCAATTTGTGAGCGTTTGCAAGATTTTGGTTCAGCTAATCGTTATCTGTCCTCTGAAAAAAGAATGCAAGTGTCGATAGATAGGGTTCAGGAAGTTGCGGCAAATCAAGCCGGTCGCGCTGTGAATATGATGCTTCAGTTGGGCATGACGGCGGATGAAATTGTTGAGCGTCTAAGGCGTAAAGATGGAGCATTGCCTGAGCGTGTGAATCCTGCTTCTTATTCGGTTGAGTACGCATTGAGTGCAAGACGTCATTACATGCAGTTTATTCATGACGAATACGAAGGTTCTATCGAATTGGAATTGATGGATGAATACGGAATGATTCTTCAGGGGTTAGAAAATGATTAAAGGTGTTGAGTGTAATAAAAGAATATTTCCTTGTATTACTGTTGATGATGTTTTAAATGGTTTTTCAACGTGTCGTAATTTAATAATAGATTTGGGTGAAGGTAAGTTTGATTTCTATTATGGAATTATGGATACAGATAAAGATTCGTTTGATGATGTGATTTATCAGGCGAAAAAGAAAGCGTTGAATTTAAATTGTTTTGCATATCATATTGATGTAAATGGCAATATGAAATGTATTTTTAGTCCAAAAGCCTAAGAAGGCAGGAAGGTAATTTGATATGAAAATGTTCGCAAAAGTACAAGGCTTAAAACGTTCTAAAGGTGTTATGAATGACACTGGTAAGGCATACGATTCTACGACGGTCTATGTTGAATTCCCGTTTGCCCGAAACAATCCTGATATGCGAGGTTCAGCAACCGAGCCTATGAAGTTTGGAACGTCGGAAAATTTTGAAAAATTCAATGGTATCCCGCTCCCGTTTGACGCTGAAATTGATATTGAAGTTGAAACGAACGGTAATCGTGTTCAAAACGTGATTGTCGATATTCAGCCGGTTCGTGCGGAAATTAAAGCCCCTGAAAAGGTACTTAAATAGTTTTTGGGCTGACCGTTTGCCTTTGAAAACGGGGTTTTACTTACTAAAAAGGTGTTTTTCTATGAAAAATTTGAAACAAAAAATCGGCGTTGGTGCCGCTCTGGTTGGTCTGTCTGCTGCTGCCGCTGCTGAAGGCATTGGCGATATCGGTACAACCATGACTACAGAAATTGCAAAAGCCGTTCCTGTTGTGACTTCTGTCGGCATGGCTTTGCTGTCCGTGTATGTGGTGATGAAGGCTTTCCGTCTCGTTTCCAGCTTCATGGGCGGTAAATAATTAACGGGGTGCGGTATGGGGTATCGTGTTGGTTTCCAGTGTTTCGAGAATATCGGAGTTGCAAACGATTTCGTCTTATCTCAAACCGCGCCTGTTATTAATGCCGAAGGGAAACTAATTTCCCCTCAAAAAGTGGGTAAAGATTGGTTTTTGAATGGGGAAAAGATAGTTCTTTCATTGCCTGAATGCTCTGTTGTTGATCAGTTTTCTAGCGGTGTAAAAATTGCGTCTCCATTTTTAACGATTTTTGTTTTGATATTTTGTTTTAGGTTGGTAGCTAAGTTTATATCTGGGATGGGGGTTTATGATGGTAATTGATTTTCCTTTTATTGTTGGTTTTGGATTGGTTTTATGGTTAATTTATTTGTTTGAGGTTGGATTATGAAAATTAATTTGTCGGCGATCGTTTTATCAGCGGTCGCTTTTTTTATTCCTTCTGTTTCTTTCGCTCAAGATTTTGATGCTGGGCAGTCTGGTTATGGCTTTAGAACTAGCAAGGTCTTGAGTGATATGACTGATTTATGGGAACCTAAGGATATTGCGATTTTAAATAAAGATGATGGTCTTTATTATAAAACGCGGGTAACAAAGATGGCTTGTATTTTGGATAGATGTTTTTATCGTTATCAATATTTGGGTATTGCTGGGAAAAAGCAAGATATGAAAATCATTGATTTAAATGAAGTTCAACGGGCAAATAAAGCCTTGAAGGAAGGGGGAAATAAGCCTTATTCTGAAATGGGTCGTGAAGAACAGATTGAACAAGATGCTCGTGATTTGGGTATCACTAAAGAACAATTGAAGCAAATGTATAAGGAAGATGATGAATTTGCACGTATTTTGCGTGAAATTGAAGTAAAGCGCGCTGAGCAGGAAAAAAAGCAAAAGGACGACCAAGAAAAACAAGGTAAAGGCGGTGGCGGTGGCGGTGGATCGTCAGGCGGTGGCGGTGGCTCGT